ATAGAGGAGGTCGATGAATTGAAAGAGACAAAACGTGGTGAACGAGGTTTTGGTTCTTCGGGTACGAATTAAATTAAAAATTAGTTACCAAATGCGACACCACCCATACCATTCTTAATCCTGAGAATGTTATAGTTGACCGCATACGCACGAATCATATCAAGGGTTGAACTTGTTGGAGTGTTAATATTTATCTTCGCGTTATCGATTCGCGAAAAGTTCAAAGTACCCGTTGGCTGGGATTTGTTCATGGTAAGACAGAGTGGCCATGTATATATTTGTTCTGAATCAACTGTGCTGTTAAGAACTGAACAGTGTCTCGATGGAACGACGTTTCTGTGGTATTCGTGTGTCATATTTTCAAAGAGTGGAACACCGTTGATAAACATAGACGCATCAGTGAATGTGTATGCTGTGTCCAAGTGATTACCCGCAGCTATGTGAATGGCTTTTACTGGATGATTAAAGTAAGTCAAATCAATTGACGTATCAGAAGCAGACATTGGCTGGTGTTGTGTTTGTGTAATGAGAAGTTCATGTTCACTGTTTGCAAAGAATTCGCGTTCTTCTGTATCAACAAATACATAAGAACCGTATACCTTTGGCGAAGAACCTAAACTAAATGTACCATTTCTACACTTAATTCTAATTTCAACTTCGTGGTATTGAAGACCGACGAGTGGTAAAGATTTCGTCCAATCTTCACTGAAAAAGAATGGAATGACGTAACTTCCGGTACTGGTATTATCACCACCGTCTTGAGTTGTCATGGCACACGTCGCTTTCGCCGAAGATTCGTTATATAACGTATTGTGTACGGTATTAATGAAAAGTGAATCCAATTTGGTAACTTCTTGACCACCAATCCACAAAGAGAATTCAGTTGGTGAAGTTTCATCCGATGTTCCATTCGCGGATTTAAAAATTGAGGCATTGTTATTACGACTATTAATATTGGCATTTTCAATCCACACGTAACTCAAAAGATCACCTTTCGATTTGATAGGAATGGAAATTTCGTTTCCCGATTCAAACGTCCCGATATAATCCATACGTTCTGGTTTTATCGAAAAGTTTGTGTGACGTTTATAGTTTTGTCTAAAAAAAGAGACTTGAGGATCGCCCGTGATATAGACGTCCTGGGCACCGACTGAGACAAGATCAATCAAAGCAGCTGACATATTTACTACTATACTATATTAAAAAAATCGGGCGTTGACGTAATAAGATAAAATGGTCGTGTTCCAAGTATTGACCTGGGAAACACAAGACACGGAGGACGAACATTTAATTAGTATTTTTGGTAAAACAAAAGAAGGTAAATCTGTATGTGTTACGACTAGTTTTACACCATACTTCTTCGTGAAACTCCCGAAGAAAGCGTCGCAATTAGACATTCGTAATTTATATACAAAGATTGATAAAGTGTGTCCTGAATGTTTAGTAAGTTATGACATAGTTCAATCTAAAGATGTTTGGGGATTTCAAAATAATGAAAAATTTATTTTTATGCAATTAAATTTCAAGAATTTGGCGGCGCGACGTATGGTAAATGGGAGATTAAAACGTACATTACCTGATGAATCTATAAAATATAAAGTCTATGAATCAAACCTCGATCCCGTTTTGAGATTAATGCACCGAACCAATATTCAATCGACCGGGTGGATGGATTCTGGAGATGCATGTGTTCGTTCACATTTAGCACGTGTTAATATAGACTTATTTTGTAACGACTGGAAAACACTTAAACCGGTTGATATTCCGGAGACTGCACCTTTCGTAGTGGCATCTGTGGATATTGAGTGTAATAGTTCAACTGGTAAGTTTCCTGATGCAGATGTAAAAGATGATGCATGTTTTCAAATCGCTGTATCACTTGCACATTTTGGTTCAGAAATACCATACGATAAAACATGTTTTTGTTATAAAAAAACTGATTCTGACTTGGAAGGGTGTATAATTAAGAGTTATGCAACAGAACGTGAAATGCTTATGGAGTTTAAGGAGTATCTCATGAAAAATGATGTTGATATCATAACTGGATGGAACATATTTGGTTTTGATTTAGAATATATAATGAAACGTGCGGTTATGACAAAATGTGATCCATCTTTTTATGAAATGAGTAAGTTGAAGAATCATACATGCGAACTTGTGTATAAGAAGCTGTCGTCGAGTGCACTTGGGGACAACGATCTCAAGATTTTACCTATGCCTGGACGGTTTATTTTCGATCTATTTCATGAAGTTAAAAAAGGGTATAAACTTGATTCGTATAAACTCGATAATGTTTCTAAACTGTACCTCGGTGACAATAAAATTGATATGCCACCAAAAGAAATGTTTGCGCGTTTTGTTGAAGAAGACCCCGTAAAGTTACGTGAGGTCGCCGAATATTGTATTAAGGATACATTGTTACCACATCGATTATTATCAAAGTTGTGTACACTTATCAATCTCCTGGAAATGGCTAAAGCGACATGGGTTCCACTGTGTTATTTAGTTGAAAGAGGGCAACAAATCAAAGTATTTAGTTTACTAACAAAAAAAGCGCGTGAAATGGGTTTCATGGTTCCAACAATATCATGGGGTCAGTATTCTGCGGTTGGATACGAAGGTGCGACCGTTTTAGACGCGCAGAAAGGTGCCTATTATACACCAATAACAGCGCTGGATTTTGAAGGTCTGTATCCATCAATCATGATGGCGCACAATTTATGTTATTCAACACTTGTTATGGATTCTAAGTATGAAGATATTCCAGGTATAAAATATGAAACGTTCGGATTTTATAAATTTGCACAAGATGTTCCAAGTCTTTTACCGAGTATTCTTTTAGAATTGAAACAGTTTCGTAAACAAGCTAAGAAGGATATGGCAAAATCAACTGGTGCCCTAAAAGAAATGTATAATGGTAAACAATTAGCGTATAAAGTGTCTATGAACTCTGTATATGGTTTTACAGGTGCATCAAAAGGTATGTTACCATGTGTACAAATTGCATCGACTGTAACCCTAAAGGGTAGAAGTATGATTGATGAGACGAAAGCATATGTTGAAAAGAATTTTCCGGGTGCAAAAGTAAGGTATGGAGATACAGACTCTGTAATGGTTGAATTTGATGTCGGAAATCGTAAAGGAAAAGAGGCGATTGAATATAGTTGGGAAATTGGTGAACGTGCTGCGGAAGAGTGTACTAAACTTTTCAAGGCACCGAACAATCTTGAACTTGAAAAGGTGTATTGTCCATACTTTTTGTATTCAAAGAAGCGGTATGCAGCAAAACTTTGGACAAAAGGTAAAGATGGGAATATGAATATGGATTATATAGACGTTAAGGGTCTTCAATTGGTTAGAAGAGATAATACTCCACATATGCGTGAAGTGTGTAAAGAACTTCTAGACGTTGTTTTAGAAAGTAGTGATACTGGGCCACCAAAGGCACTCGCTTTACAAAGGGCTATAGAACTTATTGAGGGGGATGTACCAAATGAAAAGCTTATTTTAAGTCAGGGTTTATCCGATACATATAAGTCTCAAAACTTATCACATGTTCAGGTTCGGAATAAAATGCGGGAACGACAACCCGGGTCAGAGCCACAATCAGGTGATAGAGTGCCTTATATTCTTCTCGATACGGGAGATCCAAAGGCAAAGGCATATGAAAAAGCCGAGGATCCTAAATATGCAAAAGAGCATAACTTAAAAGTTGATTATAATTATTATTTCATAAACAAATTTCTAAATCCCGTGTGCGATTTAATTGAACCACTCTTTGAGGATCCGAAAGAAGAGATATTTGGGGAACTTTTAACACGTGTAAAACCAAAACGCCGACCAAAGAAAAAGACGGAGGCCGATATTGAAGGGCAACAAAAAATTAGTGACATGTTCAAAACACTTAAAAAATAATCACGTATATATTAATATGTCACGTAAAAGGATTGATAGTATAGCAGATTGTCCTAAGGTAAGAACAGTATTAGATGAGGTTTTTGAAGAGAGACATTATAAACGCGACGTAATTTTAATGCAAAAAATTTCTGATAAATATTCCATAAATTTAAAACTTTTACTTTCTGACATACCAAATCCACTAAATTTTTGCAGGGGTTTTAAAAAGGATGGTTCGCCATGTCTTGCAAAAGCAAAAATTAATGGGATGTGTGGGAGTCATATTGATCAACCACAGCTTATGGGTCCCATAGAAATGGTTTCTAAAAATAATGAAGGTATACGTCATACACATAATTTATCAGAATGTATATTTAAACCCGGGTGTCCGGCATGCGAAACATCAAGAAAGTCATTTAGAGAATTGCGTGGATTATTGTAATAATGAATAAATCAGCTATTCTACTAACATCG